GTATCTTTCTTTTCACCAGACATAATTTTTTGTTTTTCTTCATCTAACTTCATAATAGAATCAGAAGCATTAGCTGTAAGTAACGCTACTTGATTTTCTAAGTCAGGAGGTAATGGTTGTCCTGACATCATAGCTTGAACTATTTGTGGGTCGCCTATCATTTGAGCCACCTCACCTCTATATTTCATAGCCATATGATCTTGTATGTGTGAAGATAAAGCTTGAAGCATTACAGTATTTTCTTTATACGCTACGTTATTAATCATAGCAGCGTGTGCTACAATGTGTGCATCGTGGTTTTGATCTTGTCTTGGAGCTAAAGGTGCCCCCTTCATAGCTGCCATATTTTCAGTAACAGGGTCAGCTGTTATAGGTTGCATACTTTGTTTTAAATATCTTTGTGGTTCATCAATACCCATAGCTGCAAACAGTTCCATACCAATTTGTTCCATGTTATATGCTTGTGGATTTTGTTGAGCTATTTGCATAATAGCATTTATCTTAGCAATCCTATGTGCTTCAGTTGGCATATTAGGATCTGATACTGGTAAGACATCAATTGATTTTAAATTAAAATCATTTCTAAAAACTTGCTGTGCACCACCTGCGACTTCATACGGGTACAGATCAGGAAGATACTCAAAATCTAGTCTCGCTAAGATTCGCAGGTCTTTGGATTGAGCGTTATGCAGACGCTTGTGCACAGCGCTGAACAACTTAGAACTCTGCTCAAGCAAAGCCATAGTTGTACCGACTGGACCATAGTTTGAAGCTTGGTCTACAATATTGTCGGTCGAGTCAGCAAACTCTTTAGCAGCATTTACTACATACTGCATTAAATTAAATAAAGTTCCTGAAGGTTCTTTAAATGGTAAAGGTTGTAATGATTTACCTAAATCACCTGCAGGACTGTTAACCTCTCTCCATTCACCAGGAGCAATAGGTTCATCTGGTGCTAATACTCTAAGTCCGTGAGCTTTGAAACCACCAGGTAAATTTGAAAATGTTCCAGCATCTATCAATTGTCTCATTGATGAAGTTGCTGTTTTAGTTAATCCACCAATTAAATGCAAATAACCATAACCATAAAAACCTAAACCAGGAATCATGTAGTAATGTGTGAAGTACATTTTCTTTTCTTTTTTCATGTCTTCAGCATTCCAGTTTTTTCTGATTGCTAAAATTTTTCCTTCATCAGTCATATGCACTACATAAGGAAGTTTTAAACCATCAGGATCTTCAAATCCTGGTAGATCTAAATTAACATGCATTTCTAAAATTTCTACACGGTCTGTATCTCCGTAAGGTTTTGTAACACCTAGTATTTCATCAGAAGAAGATTCTGCTGATGTCTCATCTATTTGACTTGAGTTAACATCTATGTCTGCAAAAGTTCCAGCCATTTGAAATTTTTTAATTTCATTCATAGACATTGAATACTTGTGAGTAAACCTTTCAGCGTTTTCTAAATCAGATGCATAGTAGTCTATATAAAAATCTTGTGCTTTAATATATTCAGTTCTTGGTCTGCCTAAATTAACATCCCAATATGTTTTCTTAAAAGCAGAACCATACAACGCTACATAAAATAATAAACGATCTAATTCAGGACCATACTCTGGCATTTGAATTTGTGTTTGATAGTTCATAAAGTGGCGCACACGATTAGCCTGCTCCATCTTTTGTTGTGTTTGTAAACCAACTATACGAGTACGTACTGGTCCTTCTGTAGGAAATAATTCTTTATAAGCTTTTGCTTGAAACTTTACAACTGCTTGTGATAACACTGGGTGTGATGATGCGCAAGCTCCTGGAAAAGGTTCATCACTATCTTCTGCTTTGAATCCTAATAATTCTATTCCTTCTTCTGCAATAGAATCATATTCATCTCTAGATTGTTTGTCTCTTTCAAATGAATCTTGTAATTCATTTGCAATAGATCCTAATTCTTTTTCATCAATAAAATCTACAAGGTTAGCATCATGCTGTAAAGTATCCATAGGACTTTTATCTTCATCAAGTATGCCTAAAGCTTTTGCTTCTTCTAGCATACCCTGATCTTCTAATGTAATTTCAGCTCCACCGTCAGGTGTAGCTATTACTTCATCAGCTGGTTTAACTGGAGATTCAGGCGATGTAAGATCTT